TGTTTGTTTTGCAATACGTCCGTGGTTGAATAGTTGTAGGCCAGGAAGGAATTCAAATATTGGTCTTTTAGCCCTAGCACTTTCCGGAGCCGAAAAATCTTCTCCTCGTAACTGATGTGCATATTCTAAAACCTGACGATGAAACCAACGATTGTATCGTGACCAGGGATTGAGATCAATGCTGTCTCTACTGACAACGATATAATCTTGTTCTGTGGGATAGGTACTAGCATCATCGAACGGTTCCGTGTCAAATCCTGCATTATCAAAAACTATTTCTGGCACAGTTTTTGCCAGTCTAGGAATAACTAAATCATCCCAATTGACTACGTTGATTTTAACACCTACGTTTTCAATCACCCAACGACCTTTTGCATATTTTGCCGGAGTTACATTACCTTTAAATTCTACAATCAATCCTGTAGTGAATTTGACTCCGTTCCCGCTGGTATATGTTTCCTTGCCTATGATTTCTTTTTCAACATCAACAAAAGTATTTGATTCGACATTAGCTATCATGATGCGACCAAATCTATCTGGTGTTATTTTACCTTGATAAAATAGCACATCGGGTGCATCATATGGGACTTTAAATTCCATAAACCCATTTTCAACACCGTTGTTAGTCACGCCGTTGTTGTAGTCAAGTGCTGTTCCTGTGGATATATTTTCTACATATTCCCAAACACTGTTATCTGTGGTTATAGTGCTGCCGTCACCTTGTAGAATATCAATCTTGGCTTTCCATAATTTGCTATCGTAAACTGCAAGTTGCCCTGCAGCATAGGCCCTGTTAGGATTGAATATTAGCGAACCAGTGTCATAATTAGTTCTAATCACAAATCCTTCTTGAGGACAATTCACTCTAAATTTATAAGTTTCACCCCTGTATAGTGTTAGGGTAGGGTTATTAGTATACCCGTCTGGACTTAGAATAAACGAATTTACTCCTAACTTAACACCATATTGACTGCCTACAGTGCGAGGTTGCCCATATACATCGACCGGTGGTGGACCTTCTGGCACCCAATAGCACTCAAGAAAGTTTACATATTTGTCGCAGTGTTTAGGAGGATTCCAGCTGTAGTGATCCTGTGATGTTATTAGATTATCACGCTCGTCATCGTTGCCAAAGAATTTTAATTGATTTTTAAAATCAATAAAATCATAAAATTTTTCCACTGAGCCGTTGTCTTTTTTAACAACAACTCCTGGTTCTAATTGATATCGACTTCTTAGTGTGTTGTCGGAATCTAGATAGACATCTGGACTAAGATAAGTCTTTCCATATCTACGACCAATATACCCTACTAATTTTTCTAATGAACCTGGTTGGACTAACGGATCAATCACCGCAGACATAAACTTATCATTGATGTCTGATCTAAATACCGAAGGTAACAGCTCTACTGTTTTTCTAATTGGTAAACCGCTTTTTGGAAATTTATCTGCCATATTATGTTGTGGTTACAATACTATTGATGGGTGCTCTAACCTCAGATGCAGTTATCGCAGAAACTATTACTATGTCGTCTACTGTAGCACCGTTGACAAAAATTTCATCTGGGCCGCTCTGTATTTCAAACAGACTGCCAAATGACTGGCTGGTCTGTCTTGGAACTATTATTATATTGCTGATATCAGGGGCTACTTGATTTAATACGTAGGTAATTAATTCGCTAAGATAGAATTTATCACCAAAGTCCCAGTTTGCAATATCAAAAAATTCATTAATAGCAGTTACTATTCTAACTTTTAATTCATTGTCATTAATTGTTTGTCCGGGATTCTTAACCACTTTAAATTGCGCTTGTAATTTTGTTTCTGCCTTGACTCCAAATAATACCTTGTATTTCACAGGATGATAAATGATGTCATCGCTGATAGATTTGATAGCGTCTAATTTACTGCCGAAGCTGATTTTTAAACTGTCGCTGTTGGGTGCTTCGGGCTCTATATCTGTACCGCCTGTTAGATAGATTCTAAATGCAGAATCATAGCTTCTAGTCAACAAGAAAATATCAACAATATTGCTTACACTAGGATCGATTCTTCTATCAACGCTGGCATTATGTACATATTGAAATTTGAGATTATCTCGACCAACTACTCCCTTGTATGTGCTTTCTAATATTAACGTATTAGTTGTTCTATCAACACGCTTGACTTGATCTTCTGCTGAATCATAAAAATATATCAATTGCCCGTCGTTATAGTTGGCTATTGTAATCAGCGATTCTCTTTCAACTATTAATATTAGATCGTCTGAATTATCTACTAATTGATATACCTGCGAACCAGCGTCGTCAGTTATCTCTTCAAAAAACAAATAATTTAATTGTGTATCTACCCCTACTATCTGTTCAAAAGATTCGGGATTATCCACAACGTCGTCGTCGTCTCGATCAGAAAATGCTACTTTAATTTCTATAGAACTTTCATACCCATCATCAAATTTAATCGTATCATCAATTTCAAAGTTAAAATCATTACCTATAGGCACAGCCGATCCTGTGCTGGATTTATTAATTCCTAGAACTTTTACTTGGTCTTTGACCACTCTACCTAGATTATCGTTGTATTGTTTTTCGTTAGCATCAAAATAAAATCTATTTTGTTCTACACTACCAAAAACATAAGTTAATCCACGGATTCGTATTACATATTGATCTACATCTTTTATAAATGCCAATATCCAAGATGCATCCAAATTGCTGTTTGTGGTATCACCTGCTTGACCTAAACTAAAATTAGATACTAGATCCAAATCGCTAGCTGCAATTATTTTCCATGTTGACGTAGGTACATCAAATCTTAGACCAAAGTTTAGTCCCTGAAACGTTTGATTGACTATTTCTGTTTCTAGTGCTGTAGGTAAGTCGCTAACAAATTTAGGAACAATTCGATTTGCAATTGCGCCGGTTGGTACAGCATCACTAAATGTTACTGGTCCAAGGCCTGTGGTTAATACTCCTCTGCCAGCGTTGGTTCCATCGCCAACTATTCTAATAGCTTTGGTCCATAATCTATCTGTTTGTTCTGAGTCGTTGGCATCTATTAATACTAGCTCGCCTTTCTTGAAAGCGTATCCCGCAGGTGGAATAAATTTAATCAATGCACCCGGTGCAAGATATTTTAAGCTACTGGTGGAATATACTCCAACCTTTAACAGAGAATTGTCAACCACGTTTTTAAAATATCCAGTGGCCATATTAACATCTGAAGTAACACTTTGCCAAACGCTGTTTAAATCTGTAAAAAGAATTTTATCAAATTTAGTGATATAGAAATTATACACATCAGTATCAGTAAAAATAGGTTCAACACTGCGTCTAATAAAATTTAATATTTCAATTCTACTGGTAAATTTAAAATTTAATTGACTTTCTACCTGTTCTTTATAGATAAATCCGTCATCGGCAAACACATTTATACTGCTGTATTTTCCGCTGGCGTCAAGTATTTCAAAATTTCTGCTGATACCGCTGGATGTTCTGTTTATAGATTTAATTTTTAATATGTCTTGCGAACTAGATAACGGCGCAAGATTATAATCTTCGCCTGTGATCATTCTATTCTGTGTGTAATATACCGCAGGAGCATTGGTCCTAATTGAATCAATATCTTCTGATGCTGCACTTGAAGCCACAGAATATTGCAGAGCCAATCCGATAGTCAGTGTATGTGATTGCCCACTTTTATTAACATAAGGAACCGTGATGTTGATTCCTCTTAATTCTGCAGGAGCGATAGTATAACTTAGACCGTTACTAATTCTGTAATAAACACGAAACGCACCTTGTGGTAAGTTTCCGTAGATACCATCAGCAAATACTAGATCAACTCTGTCTTCTTCTTTGGTTTCGACAGCGTAGATATTTCTAATGTCTTGTGTAAGGCTGTTATAAGCGATATTATTTCCAAGCAAACTAGAAACCTGCGTCCATTGATTCAATTGATTGCCGCTGCTTCCTACACCAAACAACCATACATCATCATTATTGATGTTGGCACTGTCCACTGCTACAGTTTCGTTGGTGGTTGGCACATCAATAACAAAATCTGCAAGTTCCAAGCTACCTTGTTTGAATAATAGGAAGAATCCAGTATTCTGACTTCCTGGTCCTTTGCCGTCGTTGCGATATATAAACCCTAGTTGATTTCCTGGCACTGGCGGTTCTTCATAAACTGTATCGCTATCTTTGAATGCTGTGCTGACTATTTCAAAAGTCATAGATCTTGCTGCAACTGTTTTTCCGAATGTATAGATCGGAACATCTGTACTAGTTGTTTTAAATCTATATTGTTCTGTAGGAATACCCTGTATTGTTCCAGATCCTTGACTGCGACCAAATTCTGTGTTGTCTGCCATGGATGCATTAAGGATGGTGATAAACTGTTCTAACCAGTTGGTATTAGTTGGATCATTCCACGACACGATCTGGTTGGATAGATTTTTACCGTTTGAATCTAATAATTCTTCTGTGGTTGTTACACTGGAAAATTTGATCAACCCATTAGCTGCTATGTTTCTTTTAGCATTGTAACTAAGCATGCGAGCTAGACGCAGAACACTTTCTTTGCGTTCTGCTAGTTCGATGAAATTTTCTCTTGATGCTAGATCAATACGGAAAGCTAGACTTTGTCCTAGAAATGCTACTGCATCAATAAGAGCCATATACTCAGATGATTCAATATAATCATTGAAATCTTCTGGGTAATTTTCTCTTAGATAAGTGATAATAACCCTACGTAAATTTTCAAAATCGTAGGATTTAAAATCAGCATTCTTAAATGTCTGATAAATCCTAGTCCAATCTTGATTTAGTATTAGGTTATTTTGTCTACTAGTTGTTGTCATTGTCAGTTCCTATATCATATTTACCAAACAAAATAAACTGCTTAGTTAATGATAGAATTGTTCTTATCAAAATCAAATGTCATACGTTCGTTAATATTGAATGGAATGTACGTTAAATCTGCCTGTATTCGTATTCCAATATCTGTACTATCAATCAACACTTCATTTACCACGATTCTCGGATCGTAGTTGATGATAGTCTCTACATCTTTAGCGATCATATTTTTTACATCTTCAGTAAATGGCTCAAATAGCATGTCCCAGATAATCGTTCCAAAATCAGGATTTTCTAACTTTTCACCTTTGCGAATATAAAAATGATTGATTAGATCTTGCTTGACAAGATCAATATCGTAGAGTTTATAATTGCGAGAAACTTCTTTAGAACTAAATCCCTTGTAGGTAAACGTGCCGCCTTTGTCGCCTACAGAAGCTGTGTTAGTTGCAACAGTTTTTTGATTGTATAATTTATTTGCCATAATATCTCCTAGATATCTCTATCTGTATTCGTTGGCGTTAATAATTGCGGTGCTTGATTTTCATGCAGTGGCCACGGTTCGTGCATGGGAATTCTTTTCATAATACTGGATATATTTCCTGCCTGATATTTTGTTGAAGGCCAATCGGCTGCTGCAGATGTTGCTGGATTTGCATGCGTGGTTAATGGTATCACTTGTTCTGCTACATCTGCTACATCTGCTAATACACCATTCATGTGTATTGTGCTGGCACTTTCTCTAAGCTCTCCTACTGCCGCAATATGTGTGCTTCCCGCTGAGGTAAATCTACTATTTGCTGTTGTTATTAGATTGATGTTTCCTGTTGATGCTAATTTTGTTGTTCCGCCTATTTTCTGATCCCAGTTTGCACCAACTGTGATTTTACCGTCTGCTCCTATCAACAGCTCCATGTTAGATCCGATGTCTGCCTTGAGCCTGCCTCCGGATTTCATGTTGATATTTCTACCAGCTTCTAGATTAATGTCTCTATTTGCAAATACATTGAGATCAGTTTCTGTATGAATGCTAACACTGTCTTGAGCATAGATATCAATCTTGCCGTTTGCCGTTAACTCGATCCATGTTGTTCCTTTAGCATTTCCAATATAAATTAAATCTTCTGAATTGTGCATCAATATCTGATGTCCGGTTCTAGTTCTTACACGGAAATATTCATTATAGGGAATGGTTGGTTCCCCAGCATTAGTCGCTGTTTCGTCCGTGCCTACAAATTTCTTTTCAAGAACATCAATATATTTTACTGGGCCCGAGGCAGCAGATGTTTCTCTAACATAGCGTTCGTCACCATCATCCATTACAAACTGTGTACCGCCTAGTCTGCTAACTGGAACTGGAGCTGGGGATTGATAATTTTGTGTTCCTATTTTTGCTTTTTTAGCATTGTTTCTCTTATCTAAAGGACCCGGAGATGATATGCCAAATACCATACTAGGTGCTTCTCTTCGTGCGGAGCTGGTTGTGACTCCTCTAACATCATCAAACAATAACCCTTGTTCTAAAAAACGATCGGCCATTGGATGCACCGGTTTTTTAATCTTGTCAGGATCAATTTGCTGTTGTTTAGAATTAAGTTTTCTATTAATTTCTGCTACAGGTAAGTTTGTAACTCGCAACTTTTCTGAGCCCGAGGTAATTCCATATCTGTCGCTGTCTGTTTTATCAATGTCAAGTTGGGACGATCCAGCGATCGCAGGAACCATGTTATTAGCGAATCTTGCTGGTACACATCCGATCCAATAACCTTGTGCCGGATCTCCGTCGATGAATACCACTAATACTGTTACGCCCACATCCGGTGGTACAAACCACATGCCATAACTCTTTTGTGTATCGTTATAGGCGTCGCTGGAGTTGCCCGAGACCGTGGCAGAATTTTGTCCCATAAATTCAAAACCGGTATATCCAAAGAATGGCATAGCACATCTAACCACGTGTGTCTGTGTGTCTTCTCCGAACGTATTTCCTTGTTCTCTTAACAGAGTAACTTCAAGTCCGCCCATTAAACTAGGATCAAGATGATTAACTATTCTAGCCAGATAGGGGCCAGATCTCAATCCACCTTGATTTGCATATTCCGACGACGGTCTACTTTCTTCAGCCATTTGTGTTATCCATTAGGTAATTGCTCTATCGCCAGGAACTCGATTGCCTCTCACTGATACAGGCGTAAAGTTTGGTGCAGATACTTGATTATATCCCGGATCATCCAACGGGGAACTTGCCACAGGTTCATCAGCTCCTATTGTCATAGCACTTGATGTTGGAATATTTGGATCATTGAGTAATTCTGGAGGATTATCTTTGTAATCCACTGCTTGTCCTGGCATTCTCAGGCAGGTTAATTTTTGTTTAAATGTGCCATCAGCAAACACGCTTTCGCAAGCAGACACTCTATAAATTCCGCTGAACGGACTTACTTTACCGCCTGTGGCAAACTCATATAATCCTTTGGCTTCATCTATATCTGTAGGTGTTCTAAAACTGAGATATACATAGACATCTCCGCTTTCGTAATTCATCGTGCCGTCCTCAGTGAGGGCCGGATTAGAATCTGACGGTGATGCAAAATAGTTAGATATTCCGCTGTCAACTATCCAATAGGGGTCTCCTAGTATCTCAAGATTCACCGTGACTAATTCTGATCCATTATTTAAAAATGCTTCATGAAATGCCTTGGCCACTTGTTGTTCTGTGTCTGTTTGATTTGCTCCGCCCTTTAACGATTGCTCAATTAATTTAGGATCTCTTTTTAATCTTGCACGGCCACCACTAGCCAGTTGCGATCCTGGTGAAGTTCCTTGTCCGGTTTTAGCCTGCTTGTTGACCTGCGGTGACGTTCCGCCGCCGGTGTCGGGATTCGCTGCTGTGCCTGAGTCGCTGGGTTTAGAAGGCGTAACTCCAGTAAAGAATAAATTGTTGATCTGTATGTCAAATTTTAATATATCCACATTTTGGCCTGTGTAGATATAATTGTAACCTTTAGAAATTGTTTTCTGTAATTCACTATAACCAATAGGTGCAGAATTTGGATTAGAGAATATTGTTTCATGCACAAAATAAGGCACTACTCGGAAGGTATATTTTCTAGCATATTCGCCGGTAACTTCATCAAATTCTAATAATTCAATTTGTACATCTAATCGAAACCATTTTACGAATCCTTCAGGAGTTTTATTCGCAGGATCAATGGCGGCAGCCGCATAGTCTGAACTTAATATTATTTGGTTCATGATTGCTGTAAGACTCATTCCTTGTGCAAATTGAAACACACGCTTGGTTGGGTCGATAACCATTTTATCTCTATTGATCAATCCGGTTCTAGGATCTCGTTGATCGTTTTTACGCATCACATAGGTTCCGCCCTTGCTCTGATCGAATCCCATACTGGCTCCACCTATTTCATTTTGATCGAAATCTTTTTTTACTTCTACATTAGTACCATTGATCACTGTTTTTGGTGAGGCATTAGGATCTACGGTAGCTGCTTTTGTATTCGCCGGGCCATTCACTGATTTAAATTCTGATGATGATGTGGGAAAGACTATTTCGTAAACATCTTTTTTTCCGATCAATTCGTCGGCTTTTAATCTCTCTTCTATGTCATTCAGCACTTTTTGTAAACTTTCGTTGGTAGTGCCTGACAATAAATCTTCTACTTTGCTCTTTTCCCCTAACGTTAATTTTACATCATTAAACGCTAGATTTACTAGATCACTGAATCCTTTATGATTGAAGGGGACGCCTTCCATTTTATAGGTACTGCCGCTTTCATTGACTTCAAACTTTGCAGCCGTTATACATAGTGTGAAAAATTTAGGTTTCACAGATGTGTAAGGGACCCCTTGTTCATCGTAACCTTGAAAATCTAATCTCAACACAAACGGTGTGTTATTAAGGTAGTTAGGATATCCTGCATTTTTTGCCGCTATCTGTAGACTCTGTAATAATAATCCCATAGAATATGGTTCGTATATGGTCCACTCAAATTTAAAAGCATTACTGTTACCTGTTTTTTTATTAGCACCTACTACTGCTTTCATGATAAAATTACTGATAAAAAATTCTGGCGTGCCGCTGGCTGTCTGCACTCGTTGGCTGTCGTATCTACCACCGGAACTCATCACTATATGTTTGAGATCAGCAGGACTGTTTCTGTATGATCTAGGATCATTATACTGTGCTGGCGTAAGGCATGCCAAGGTCCATAATGGGGTATATGATGCAAATTGTTCTAGAGGATTTGGTATTACCTTGGGTAATTGTACCGTGGCTTCATTGGATCTTAGAGTGTCGTTCTTTAGGCTGCTGGCGCCGTTGTTTATAACATCAGTGGCTCGTGCTGGTATTAACCCTGTAGTTACTGTGGCTAACCCTTTACTGACAAACGTTGATAGATCATTGACTAGTCCAGCTCCACCGTCTGGTCTTACAACTTCTATCACTGCTCTACCAATATCTCTGATAGCCATGTTAGATTCCTAAAAATTTTTCTAGGTTTGATCTTTTTGGAAGATAGATAGTTGTTCCTGGTTCAAAATCATAGATAGGATCTTTGATCACACTCATATTGCGCTGTACAAACACCCACCATAATTTAGGATTGCCATAGAGATCGTAGGCTAATAGGTCTGGTCTGTGCTTGTATTGATTTTCAATAACATATCTAAAATCATCTTTTTCGGCAGGCACTGGTCTTATTGACAACAGTTCTAGATACAGATTATTCTGTCTGGTATTGTTATAAGGACTGGATTTACTATATACGACTGCCATCTTAGATATATCCTACATTGTCTGCGGCTTTGCCTCTTGAGTAATCTTGCAGGCTGAATTTTCTTAATCTGCGTCTGTTGTACACTGGAGTTACCGTTACTGATATTGTGCTGAGCACAGGTACCCATGTGTTAGTTCCAAATGTGTTACATCTTATGTAGTTTACATCGTCTTTGAGATCCACAGAGAAGGCTTTAACAATCACCGGAACCTTGTCAAATATGCTAGATCCGTAGCCTGATAAATTGCAGACTATAGGAGGATTTCCTGCAAATTCGCCTTCACCAAAAAACATTTTAGTTGCAGTTTTAAAGAATGTTGTTGCTGCGATCCAATAGGCTGCATCAGTTTCTGTTTCGCAGCTGAACTCGCCGCTGATCTGAATATCGTCTACTACACTATTTTTGTATGCTTGAAATGAATAATTACTATGAGTAGCATCAATGGCTGTGTAATTAGCTTTGGTAGATACCGTGATATTTGGATTATATGGCCAAACTACACCGCCGGTATTTTCTAGCAATTTAAATAATGGACTATTGAATATATTCCACTGTGCATTAATTCTCACACGCCAATCATTTTTGGCATTAGGTTGCAGTTGGATCGGAGATCCTTGCTTCATGAATAACTCGCCACCGGAAGGAAGATTCGCTCCTCGCTTAAGGCTTAAAAAATTATTTAACATTCCTGCTGCTGAAGAAATTTGTCCTGCTAGCCCTTGTAATCCACCTGCTAGATTTCCACCTGTCAACTTATTCAGTGTGCCTGAAATATCTGCAGTAATGTTGCTGGTCGATCCTGCTACTGTTTGTAGAGTAGAAATACCTCCTGCCACAGTGCTCTGTATGGTATTGCCTAATCCGCTAAGTGTCGTACCTCCGCCTGCGATAAAATTACTGGCTCCATTTTTAAGAGCATCTAGCCCTGTTCCTGTGCCGGCTGTTAACCCGTTTAATCCGCTACCTATTTCTCCGCTGAGTCTAGAAATGGTTGCATCGAGATTGGCTTTAGCAAATGCATCACCTATCTGAGGTAAACTGGCCTGAGCTTCGTTAGTAGCTTGTGTAATAGCCTGGGATGACGATGCGATCAACTGTGCTAAAGGGTTTGTAGATAATGCCATTTTGAGTAAATATTCTCCGTTATACTCTATTTATTCTTTGCAAAATGTGCTATTATATAAGTAATAGGAGAATCATATCTAATGACACTGATA